CCGTGGGCAGCCCTAAGGGCCTTATTCTGGGAGATTGCGTACCCAACGTCCACTCACCGCGGCGAGGCTGTCAAACAACCTCGACGTAGCGGGTGGTGTAGCAGGCTTGGTCCGACGTCGGGGGTACTAGGCCTTGAAGCGCGCCTAGGTCACCCCGAGCAATGGCTGATTCAGCTGCCAACTGAGCTGCCACTGACACCCCGTACAGCCGCGCAAACAGCAGGCGGGTATCGTCGGTCGGCTGGAAGTCCGGCACGTTGTAATTGAGAGGCACAACGTGACGGGGGTCTGTGAACCTGGCGTTGTAACCACGGGTCACAGACAGGGCACGTCTGGCGAGAGCCCCAACGATGGGGCAGTGCGGGACCTCATAGGAGGCAGAGAGGGCCTTCGCCCTCAAAAGCTCCATCATGATCCTCTCGCCAGCGTGGAGGTACGATGAGGTCCAGCCGAACCCCATCATCACCTTTCGAGGGTCCTTGATGATTTGGCCTCCCTCTGCGAACACCATCCCACAGAATGACGCAGTCCTTGGGTCGGAGTGCTCTTCAATCTTGATAGTGAAACCGAGTTGGGCGTACTCATCAGCTCGAAGGTCGAAATTGGTGGCGAAGATCCCATCGTCACCCTCGACGAAACCCTCAATGCTGCCGTTGTGCAAATGGGCCATGAACTTGGCTAGCATGAGGTTTGTGAATCCATTGCCCAAGGACGTGCACATGTCCCCCGACATGCGACGACCCTCCACCGTGGCTGACACCCCGGTGCGGGTTCTCATCCTGTTCTGGCCTGAAATGACTGAGCAGAGGAAATTTGCATCGGCCGACCAGCCCAGGCAATGGCGGTAGAGGACGAGTTCACAGGCATCCATCACCTCGGGGGTGAAGTGGCTTTCAAACGCCGTGAAGTCCGTGGCATAGTATCGGCGTCCAGCCTGAACCATGCGTTCGATCTTCGACGGGCGGTCGGGCACGGGAACGTGCTTTATGAACTCAGGGATCTGGTAAACCACATCTTCGATGGCCTTGAACATCGGCCCGCTCCACGCCTTGAATGAGTCGTGCCTGCTGTTGATCATGCGGGCATGCTTCCACTCGGTGTAGAACTCCGACTTGACGAAAGTATCGATGTGACTCGCCTGTTTCCTCGATGGCCTACCACCGCGCAGGTCGTGGTAGGCTGAACGTAGTTGGTCTTTGCGCGCGGTGTTGTATGTTGTTGACTCCAACCACTCGTCAAACGACATAATGCGGGCTTGAGGCAGTTCAGC